TTACATTACCGGGCAGTCATCAAACTCCGCGTTCCTGGCATCATTAATGATGTACGTGATCACTCCGAATATAGCGGGTGCAGAACTGTAACCGTCATCATCTACTGGCAGTGCCTCCCTTCTCCCGTTATCCAGATTAACCAGGTGGGGCTGAGGATGAGTTCGATATCGCTTGATCCTGAATTCTCCGTCTATCGCGCATATCAGCAGCGAGCCATCACAGGGAGAAAGTGACGCATCAACAACAAGCAGCGCCCCCTGAATTATCCCTTCCCTGAAATGTGAACGCGATGCCCGCATGAAATAAGTCGCTGCGGGCTGACTGATTAGCTGCTGATCGAGGGAGATTCGTGTTTCAACATAATCTGCCGCAGGTGAAGGAAATCCCATGTTTACGCCCTCTCTTGAATACCGGATAAAAACACAGTATAAATACTGTATATTCATCCAGTAAAGAGGCAATAAGCAATGTTCGTGGAACTCGTTTATGACAAAAGGAATTTTGATGGGCTGCCCGGTGCAAAAGATATCATTCTGGGCGAATTGACCAGGAGGGTTCACCGGATCTTTCCCGATGCTGATATTCGGGTTAAGCCGATGATGACACTGCCGGCGATCAACACTGACGCCAGCAAGCATGAGAAGGAACAGATAAGCCGTACTGTTCAGGAAATGTTTGAAGAGGCTGATATGTGGCTGGTTTCAGATTAAACGCCTTGAACCGTCATATTGCTTAAGTACAATCCGCCGTGACTGGCAATCATTCAATACTCGCACTATCGAACGTTCGCCAGTCGGTCGCAGCCACGCTCTTGCATACGGTGTGGTTGCGGCAACTATCGATTATTCCAGATGGGTCTCTTGCTGATGCTCAATCTCAGCTTTCTCCATCGCCTCCCGCGCTTTCTCTTGCCTCTGATTCCAGAGACTGTCAGAGGGCATTTCCACACGAACCGATACATACTGATCGGCGGGTATATCAACTGGTTCCCCTTCGAGTACGTTATTGCGCTCATTACGTGCCCCACGTATAAATGCAGGAGCATCCGGGTGAGTACGGTGATAAGTTTTCACGAGCACCGAACCATCGGCGTTGACCTCATAGTCAAGCCATATCAAAGGTTGTCTGTTGCGGTCTTTAGGAATATCAAATCCACCGTCAATTCCTCCCCAGGTCGCGTCAGCATTCAGGCCCATACAGCCTTCAATGAGATATTCACCAACGGTCAGTCGTGTTACTGTTACACCTTGCGATTCTTCGTTAGTCTCCGCGCTACCATCTGCAAACAGTTTAACTATAGGTGATGCCGCTTTTAAAGTACCATCAGAAGCCCTTGTCGTATTGCCAGAGTGATACCATTTTAAAAATTGTCCAAAATACCAGGTCCCGGAATTTACATCCTGATAGGCAGGTCTGAATCCAGCAACATTATTGTTCACAGCAATCTGAAAATTACATTGCCCTGCACTATTATTTCCCCAGGTTCTGGCAGTCAGAACACCAATAAACGCATCATTATCTATACCAGATCCTGTAATTTGGTTTCCGGTAGCAATGCCTGCACTTATACCAAGTGGATATTCGGAAAAAACACCATGGGAGATAATACTTCTATAATCACTGTTCATCTGCAGCATAACTGGTACAGATGCACTCGAATCAGATACAGTTTGCGTTGAAATATTGCGTGTTGATGCCGTGCCAAGCCCAAGCTTACTACGCCCCCCGGCAGCATCCTTCGCGCCCAGTCCACCTTGTTCGAGGCTAAGTGGAGTCGTCAGCCCGGAAAGACTGGTGATATCGCTGTTAGCCCCTTTTTTTGCATAACTACCAAGATCCGTTTTGTTGGCTTTATCATTCAGGGCGCTAGTGATACCGCCCCATGCAGGGCCAGTGTAAGAACTGCCATCCGGCAGTTTAACCGTGATATTCCCTGTACCGCTGAATACCTGCTGCCAGTTCTGTTTGTCATAGTTCAGCCCGCGCAGTGCTTCGGTATTCTGGACAATCATGGCCGCGGTAACCATATTCAGAACCACACGTGGAACAGCAGACCAGGCCGCACCAGATTGTGTTGGCCCGGTGAAATTACTCACCAGTGTCAGTGATGTATTGCTGTTGACGGTCTTAACCGGGAGGGTGTATGGAATACCACCCACTGTAACAACAATAAAATCTCCGGCTGCCAGCTCTGTAGTAAATGCAGTTCCGCTGCCGGATACAGCAGCAGAATTATTCGTCAGGGTTAATGTTCCTGCTGACATGGATATCTCCTGAATTCAGATAATAAAAAAACCCCGCCGAAGCGAGGTTAGTGATTTCGAAAATTTACTCTCTAAAACTACCACTTCCTCTGACAATGCTAATCATTGGGGAAGAGACACCGTATGTAATGGTTCTGATTGCCCCTGCAGGAATATAATATGTTAATGTTAATTCAACGGTTACATTCGGAGTTGTAACTCCTTTTACTGAAAACCTTACTGGTACAGTACCGCCATCACTTATGCGGGTTGTCTTTTTTGTGCCATTAATATTTATAGTTACATCAATATATGAACCACTACCCGACACCATGCCTGATAGCAGGATAATATCAAATATAACCGTTTTTGATAGCGAGTCAGTTGCGCTATCTGTGAAATAGTAGTTCCGGGATATTGAGCCAATTAACGCTACAGAGCCTATACTCTGTTTTGTTTCTTCCTGAATATCGTTGAATACATTTGCATTTATAATATCTCCGATAAAACTTTTAGCCCTTACTTTTCCTGTAAACTCTCCATCACTTGCATATACAGTACCTCTGACTGTTACATTATTGAATTCACTATTTCCATTTTTATTGATATGCCATCCTACCGAGCCAGGTGTATAAACATTCGACTGTATGTACTGCCCAATCTTGGCGTTATCTATGCTGCCATCCTGAATAAACGCATCGCTGATAAATACCTGACCGTTGATTACAGCAAATGGTGAATACTGCGTGTCACCGCCACCGCTCATCAGGACGAACTGATTGGCGTTAAACCCGACGCGGGTGACTACCGGCTTACCCGCTTCTGCCAGCACCGCGATCGACATCCCGGCGTTATACATCACACCGTTTATTCGAACCCCGGTTTTGAGGGTGTAAATTGCAGATGCCCCTGTAGCATCAACCACGGCAGTGAGCTTATCTTCCAGCGCAGCAGTCACATCATTGAACTGCGCCTGCACCTGCGTGGACATTTCCGCCATCGCCTGATTCACATCGGCGATTGTGGTTTTCACCACCAGAATATCCGCACGTACTTCACCGTACTGCGCCCACTGGTGCTCAACAGTTCCGTGGTTGGCCAGCGCGTTCTGCAATGCAGCTTCGAGATTGGTATCAATGTCGCTTGTCAGGCGATCACCGTCGGCAGACGTCAGGAAATCATCAGCAATATCGCCCAGGTAATCGTCAGCGTTTGCGTTAGATACACCGCGAACCCAGCCGGTCCAGCCTGATTCATTACCCGTTCTGTCTACCAGCTGTGCGCGGTACCAGAATTCCTGCCCCGCCTTTAGTCCCAGTTGGGTGTATTCGGCAGACGGATAAGGCACATCCGACAGCAAAAGAGGATTAGAGAAATCACTGTTCGCGGTGTACTGAATTTCCGTTTTCAGCGTGTCCCCGGTGTTAGCCGGGAATCCCCAGTTCAGGCGAATCCCCCAGTTGATCGGCGTTGTCGCAAAGCCGACAGGTTTCGGCGGATGACCCACCTTGCCCGTCAGCGTTTTCTCTTCGGAGTAGCCCCAGCCAGAGGATATTTCAGAGGCGTTAATGGCGCGCACACGCACGAGGTATCGCCCGGCATAAATCCCCGGAACATCGAATGACGTGGTTGAGCTGCGCGGTACGTTTACCCAGTTACCATCATTGCGGCGCCACTGTGCCTCGTAGGCGATAGCATTCTGTGCCTGGTCCCAGCTCACACGCATGGTTTCGACGCTGATATTCTGCTGCACCACTGAAAACGAACTGATCGCAATGTTGGCTGGTGGCGACTGGTTTCCCGGCGGGATCACACTCACCGGCCGCTGGTCAATGATGGCTCCGGTATCAATACGGGCATATTTATCCGGGTCGTGCCATGCGCCGGTAATAGAGAAAGTGCCATCGCCATTATCGGAGACGCTGACAACACGATACTGCTGCGCGTAAAGCTCGCCCGACTCAACCACCCATACAGCTTCGGCCTGTGGTGTCTCACTGTATGCCGTGGTGACTGTGACCGATTCCCCGTTAACAGCCTGAATGGTCCTGCTCTGTGACGCGCCGGAGGGAAGATTGAGAATCAGACGATCACCAGCTACTGCATCCGCAACACGATCAAGCTGTATCACGCGACCGTTAACGGCGCTGATACGCCCTCCCATAACTTTTCCGGACAGCAGTTCGTCTGCGACGGCAATGATGTAACCCGGCTGCGGAATGTTTCCGTCCAGCCCGACATCAAACGAAACAACGCGATCCTTGTTGTTGGTGAGAATACCCCAGCGCCCCTTTCGGTTCGCTTCTGACTGCCTAGTACAGCCGATGGCTGTCATTTCCAGCTGATTGAAGCCGTACCGCGCCACCAGCGCCTGCTCAAATACCGGCTCCATCGCGTCTGCGTAGGCGTTACCGGGATCTGACCATGAAACTAGTGCTGTGGTGTAGCGGCTTTTCGTGGTGCTGCTCGAATAGGTGAAGCGACCGCCAACAACGTTAGCGCGCGTGTAGCTGTAATCAACATCGCGCGGCATGTCAGCCAGGGCCACAATCTGATCCCCGCCCCAGTAGGTCATGCCACGGAAGATAGCCGCAAAATCACGCAGGACTGTGTAGGCGTCGTTCCGGTCCTGAATGTACACGTTGCAGGTATAACGTGGTTCGGTACCACTGCCACCTTTACCGTCCGGGACTGGCTGATCGCAATACTGGGCGACCTGATAAAGCGTCCACTTATCGATGTTCGCCGTAGTGAGTCGGTGGCCCAGACCAAAGCGGTCAGAAACAACCAGATCGTAAAATATCCACGCAGGGTTATCCGTCCATGCCCACTTAAACGCACCGGTCCATGTACCGCTGTACGTTCGTGTTTCGGGGTCGTAGGTATCTGGAACGCGGATAACACGGCCGCGGGGCTCGCAGGAGATCTGCGGGATAGAGCCGTTAAACTGACTTGAATCGAATTCGATGTAGAGTAGCGCTGTGTTTGGATATCGTAACTTGGCGTCAATCACCTCAGTGAAGCTCTGCAGCGTCATCGTGTCGCCGATCTTCGCGCTGTTGGCGTCAGAGGTAATCTTACGCAGGCGGATTGTCCAGGTGCTGCCAGCCTGCGGTAAATCAATACGATGGCTGCGCTCATAACCAGACGTCGTTTTTCCGGTCACGCTGGTATTGAGTACCGTATGCCATGCGCCGCCGTCCGTCTGCAGGTCAATTGCATAATTGACCGAGTAACCCACCAGATCGCTGTCGTCCTCCTGTTTGAAAAGCGAGGGCCATTTAAGACGCAGACGAACTGCTGAAAGCTGCGTATTGGTAAACGTGCGCGTCCAGGCTGTGGCACTTGATACCTCAGTTCCTATGCTGATTTCGTTTTCGGTACCGGGGATACCCTGAATATATTTTTGCGCCTGCGTTCCTGCGCGAAACTCCCACGTCACGCCGCTAAAGTTTTGGGAGCCGTCAGCATTCTCCAGGGCCGTTCCGTCCAGGTAAATATCCTTGCCGGTCAGTTGCCCTGAGAACTCACCCTCACCCAGCGCGATTAATAATTTTGCCTTAGCGACAGACTGAAGGTCATCAGGCTGTTCAGTAGGCGTGCGGGATTTAGAGCCACCACCTTTGCGGCCTTTTATTGCGGTTGCTGTTGCCATATTGCGCCCATAAAAAAAGCCACCCAAAGGTGGCTACTGTCTGAATATCAGGATGTTACAAATCTAAATACCTGGTTATGTTGTGGATTCAGCCCGCCAGCGGTGGGACGCTGGTGAACTCATAACAGGTGGAATGGCTGATTACCTCTGGAAAAAGGAGAAGTAAATGGGTTCGATGTTAGAACTGGAAAAAGAAGTGGCAGAGCTTAAACAAAAGCTGCTTACGCATGAAATTGCAACTGGCCTGATTCTATCGGACATTGTGAAATTACTGGACATTGCCCGGCCAGGCGCACTCGATGCTCTGACTAAAAACTATCAGGCAGGGCAAGCAAAAATCCCAGAATCAGCTGCACGTAATGATCCGCACACAATTGATGCGTTCACGCGCATCCTTAAAGTTTTAGAGGTGGCATCAAAGAAATAATTAAATCGAGCTTTTCATTGAATATTTCTTCATGAGTTTTAGCGGCCTCATTCGGGGCCGCTGTTACCGTTCCACCGAAAACCCCTGCATCACCCTGCGAAATCTTTCCCTCCTTTACTCGCAAACTCCAGCCATTACCGGTGATGGTCGAATGAATAGCGCCACCTGGCCGTAGTGCGTTCTGAATGGCGGAATTGACGATTGCCGGGTTATGCAGCTCTGCTATCTCCACCTGCAGGCTCGCGATGGTTGCCTCAAGCATGCTCATGCGCTCTTCTAAAGTCATAGTTTTCTCCTGCCTCTCAGCTAATAAGTTAATTAATTTACTGTTGATCTTCGACATAAATTCCGGCAGAAATAATCGCCCCGCCGATTCGCCGGCGGCCATAAAGGAGCGGTACCGGGTACCCTTGCGCTGCAGTGTTTGTGACACCACCGAACGCATACGAAGCACGGTTATCTGCACTTTGTTTGCTGGCTAAGCCAGATGGCTGTGGTGAAAGAAGCTGAATAACCCCACCGAGAACCAACGAGGCTCCAGTGGCTGCAGCAAACCCAGTCAATCCACCAGCAGAGAACGCAGCGCCAACTCCGCCAGAAACGAATACAGCCGCAGTTATCAAAACTGCTCCTAATATCGTCTGGAAAAGGCCAGCGCGTTTACTACCGATAATTACAGGCATAATCCTTACTACATCGCCTTCAGAGGGAAAACCCATCTCATCTGCGGCAATATTTCTTTTCCCTTTGAATACCGCGAAAGTTAATCCGCGACGTTTACTGCTAATCATGAAACTTTCGAAACCAGGCAATGTTTTACTTAAAGCAATAGCAGCTTCACCAGTTCGCGCTATCAGTCGTTGATGGGTTCTACCGAAGGTTTTTCCTAACACTCCGCCGAGCCGAATTGTTGTCATTACTTCTTTCATATTCTCACCATAAAAAACCCTCCGAAGCGGGTGAAGTCTTGGTTAGATACAGCGTTCTATTACTTTAATCCTGCTGTTGATTCTATAAGCAAATAGGCCACCTTGATGACGGAATTCAATCTTGGTAATTACGCCGTCCGATATTAAATCAACCATCTCAAGTTGAGATTGTGTAAATACAGTTTTACCACCGTTATAAGGCTGAATAAAAACGCTTCCATATTTTTGGCTTTCTTCTTGCCAGCCAGCGAGTATGCATTCAGCTACTGCGTCAATTTGTTTCTTCGATTGAAAAGTATTTGACGCTGGCTCCTTCCGGAGATCCTGCATGCTTGAACAACCAGCCATGATTAACAAAGAAAGCGCCAATAATGATTTTTTCATATCCCTATCCCCTTTGGTCAATTTTGCCAAAAGAGTAGCAGGGATCGAGCGGTAGCAAAACAGAATGTTATCTTGGTTCACGCGCCCTTTAAATACCGGGGAGATACATCTGTACTTCATCAGCTACACGCTCCCGTGCTGTGTGTAGAAGCCGCTTGCGGCCACCAACACCCCACTTGGCCATCTGGCTGGCACATTGGCTGATCGCTTTGGTTTCGGTGTTAATCACATGGTCGATTTTATTCAAGCGAGACATGGCATCGAACCCGCGACGCATTAGCATTTGAAATGTCTCATAGACTTTGATTTCAAAAAGCGGATTGAGCCAGGCTGCATAGCGTATAGCGATAAGTTCAAGCCCCCAGGAGCCCTGAAATGGTCCCCCCTTAATTGTCATAACCGATGCGATTTTCTTCGCATCGCTCAAGGCTTGCACAAATCGCCTTACTTGCTTGGTTTTGAGAAACTCACCTGGTCGCTGTGATTCAGTGGCTTTGCCTTCAGCCACCGCTGCGGCGTGGAGATCATTAAGATTATAACGTCCTTCGTTATCGACACGAACTGATACGCCGTTTACAGATACGGTTGGATATTGCATATCGGATTACCTTTTAGTGATGAACCTTGTCGCACAGGAAAACGGCCCCAAGAAGGCTCCGACAGCCAGCCGGTTCCTCAAGGTGCATCCTGAAAGGTTCTTGGTTTGAATTGCGCGTGCGGTGCGCGGTGAAATGCGAGGTTTAAAAAACCCACAGAAGTGGGCTATAGAAGCGTTTTAAATCTGACGATCTTCATCGTCCTTTCCTGCCAGTAGCCACCATACGGCACGCGCTGGCTCAGGTGTCCGTACAGGTGGTGCAGCAGCATATTTCCCTCCAGCAGAATTCCCGCGTGATTCCACTTATCGGCCTGGACCTGCATGATCACCATATCGCCGGGTTTCGGTGGCCCGTCGAATTCACGGAATCCGCACTCATACCAGCAATCCTGATAGAAGTTGTCCGGATAGTCGTTTTCCCACCAGGGATAATCCACCCGGTAATCGTGGAGCTCGATACCATGCGTTTGCCGGAAATAGCTCATTACCAGCCCCCAGCAGTCGAAGTGACCAAGCACAAACGGACGCTCCAGCAGCGGCAGTTCCCCACGCGGCTGGATGGTGCGTAAATCCCCCTCCGGCCAGCTCACAATATGCCAGGGTAAAAGCGTTGCGTCGCATTGTGCTTTATCCAATTCGCTCGGTTGCGTTGTGGCGTCAGGGTGACTGTGAACGATGGCGATCACCGTTCCCCAGTCCTCAGCAGCGGCATAGTCTTCTGGCGACAGGTGAAAATGTTCTGTCGGCTCGGTAGCGAGGTTACGACATGGAAAATATTTCTCTACCCGGCTCTTTTGCGCCACCACGCCGCAACACTCACGAGGATATTCAGCTGCAGCATGCGCCATAATCGCATCGATGGTTTTCTGACGCATATCAGCTCCTGATCAACGACGTTCCAACGAATCCGCCATGCGATAACTCATTACCTTTGCCAAAACGTAGCTCACATGCTGCCAACGTACCGTTGCATTCATCCAGAGACGGATCGCTTACCGGGTTGTTGTTTTTGTCGAAATAGCGGGTGCCGGCATAGTCGCAACCGTCGCCGGTACGATATTTATTCCGGATGCACCAGGTACACAGGGAATGAAGCTGTCGCGTCGGTATCATTAGCCCCTGCAGGTCCATCGGGCTGGACAGCGTGAACTCAACCACCTCGTTAGTTTCGCTACTCTTTGCATCGATGTAGAAAACTTTCAACTTTTCCTGCGTCGGGTCAGCCGTCGTACTGCCGCCAGCGAAGTTTTTAGCGTCAAGGTACTGCGCCAGCGTATCGTGAATCGTAACCTTAGCCTGCAGAAGGTCGTCATACGCCAGGCATAGCGCTGTAATGGAGCTGTCGAGGTTAGCAACCGATAATTTGGGTTGCGCGCTGCTCCCACTGGTAGATGCCTCGATCCCCTCAATCTGACAAGGCCAGGCCTTATATTCTTCTCCCTGCCACCAGATAGATTTTGCCGGGAGCTTTTCCTCATCCCCGCCTGCTTCGGCGATTTCCTCCGGCGTATGAGCAATATTATGCGCATGGAAACGAAGCACCTCGCCTGCACCAAAGGAAGTGCAATCCACCTCGAATAACCTGACACCATCGCCAGGCTCTAACTTCTGATAATCTGCGTTAAGACTCATGGTTTGAATGCCTGTTCAAAAGTTGCAGAAAGATTAAATAACCCGGCACCAAGCGGAGTTGGCGCATAGGTGTCACAACGGTAAAGGCCGAGCGGTTCAAGCGGTGGTTTCCACTGGAAAGCCTTTACCCCTTGATGGCGGTCAAGGAAGTCTTTAATTGCCCCTATGTACGATTCGGTACCGGTGAACTGGAGGGTCCATTTCTGCGAGCGGGGATTAATCCCGTCGCCGGAAACCTGCTGATATCCGTCACCGAACTGCGCGGTGCGCCGGCGGAATGTCACTTCCTGCTCCGCGTTCGGGCGCGGACACCAGCTGAATGTTTCTATAGCCATCACCGCCCTCCTTTTGCCAGATTCCAGACCGCGCCACCGGGTGAAAGGTCACGGCCTATCAACTCGCGGTATCGCCGATCAACAAAACTACCTACCTCCCGCCCGAATTGCTCATATCCACCGCTAGCCTGAGTCTGGGTATTCCCATTGCCATCAATCTGAATACTGACCTGAGGAGCGCTACTACCACCCGGTGTTACGCCTGAGCTCCCCATAGCACGCACGCCCAGCGATCCGTCGGCGGCGCGGGTCAGTGGCATAATGGCCTCCGGCCCAGCCTCCCCCATCAATCCGGCCCCTTTGGCAAAGGCAAACAGTGTTGGAGAGCTGACGACTGAATTACTGTACTGGCTGAGATCGGCAGAAGAGTAAACGCCGCCTTTGGCGTTGAATTGCAGGCTCGCCCCGTAGGACTGAATTGCAGTACCGCTGCTGGCGGAAGACGATGCGGCACCACCGAACAACGAACCGATCGAGCTGGCGGCATTAGCAATCATCATATTGACCATCACCTGTTCGATAATTTTCAGAACACTGATGCCCCAGTCTTTCCAGCTCGCTTTATTGCCGTTAAGCATGTCTACAATATTGCTGCTGATACCGGAAAGCGCGCTTTTCATAGCGTCCGCCGCCAGCGTCGCATAGTTAGTTGAATCATCTACCCAGTCAGCGAGACCGTCTCGGGCGCCAGTCACCCAGTCAGACTGCAGCGCATCAATTTGACTGTAATAATCATCCTGGATGCCCAGCCTCTCAGCCTGTGCATCCTTTAATGCCTGGGTTTCGCGGTCATAAACTGTCTGGCTGATATCTCCTGACTGATACTGCTTTTGCAGATCACGCTGCTGATCTAGGTAGCTGCGTTCAATACTCAGTCGCTCTCTCAGCCTCTCGCGTTGTTTATTGCCGAGACCAGCCCCCTGCGTGTCCACGCTTAAGTCCGCACGTGCATTATCGTTCTGGGCCTGCAGGCCCGCGACGAACGCAGCTACCTTCGCGTTTTCTTCATTAGCTTTTTTGACGGCATTCAGGCGATCAACTTCCTGAGCCAGATACGCAAGTCGCTTTTTCTGCGTTTCGTTAAGCCCCTGAAGCTTGCCGTCAGCAATGTCGAACTGAAGTTTTTGCTGTTCAGTCACCACAGCGGTTTTTTTGCCGGTGGTGTCGATCAGTTCAATCTGGCGCATGTAACTGCGCTCAGCGCTTTTAAACGCAGAATCCAGTTTCTGACCAGAAGTGTCTTTTTGTGGCTTACCGTTTGTCTCCCCGGCGCCAAGGCTATAATTTGTTTTGACTGGCTCGGGTAGTTTTATTTCCGGAAGCGTGGACTGGGAATTTTTCAAAAAGGCCAGACGTTTCTGGAGCTCAGCCCTTTCGGCCTGTTTACCTGACACATCCATCCCAATTCTGTTGAAACTCGCCAGCACACCTTTATCATCGAGATCGGCATTCAGGTTCTTGATGCGACGTTCAATTTCGGGAATTGAGGCATTCAAACCCACCGCTTTGCCGCCTTTGTACTGGTCTATCAGCTTTCCGGCTTCGGCCCCCACCTTTACCAGCCAGGTGGCCAGGTCTACCACCCCACCAACAAGATCAGTCAGCCCCTGAATAACAGCCGGGTCTTTAAATACATCCCCCATATCTCCAATGGATTTCTGAAGTGCACTCAAATCTACGCTGGCAAGTCCCGCCGCCAGTTCGATTTTGACGCCGTTGACCTGCGCCTCCATATCCTCAAACAAGGCATTAACTTTGACCAGCTTTTCGATATCTGCGTCATCGGGTGCCACGCCAAACTTTTTCGCAGCATCCATATACTGACGCAGCTTTTCACTGCCATTGTCCAGGAGCGGCAGCAGCTTAGACAGGTCATTGCCCAGGCTTTCGAGGATGGTAGTCTTCTCGGCGTTGGATTTAACTTTCTCCAGCGCATCACTGATAGCCAGAAGCTGTTTATCGGGAGATTCCCCGGCCAGTTTCTTAGCCGACAACCCAAGAGAGTCCAGGGCGCCGACTGCCTCACCAGATTTATTAAGAACAGCATCGCCGATTTTATCTCCGACATCTTTAAAGATGTCAGCCATCTGATCGCCGGATACACCTGCCTTTTCTGCCGCATACTGCCAGGCCAACAGGGACTGCGTGGACATATTGAGTGATTTTGCCCAGCGGTCAGACTCGGTTATCTGGCGTGAAGTGGTTTTGAGCAGGTTATACCCAGCCACCCCGGCTCCGACGGCGGCGGCGCCGACGGCTGTTGCAAATCCGGCCATGGCAGCTGCAGCAGCTGCGGCATCCTCCTTGACCTGCTTACGCCATTTTTGTGAAGCTCGCTCAGCCTGTGAGAGGCCGGAGACAAAACCGCCCACCTTGGCAATCAGGTCGATCGTCAGCGTGCCCAGTGATTTGGAAGCCATAAACTCTCCGTTGGCGGCGTTATGTCCAGCTGGCTCTGGCTTCCTCTAACGAGATTGGCCCATCAACAGCTTTGACTTTGGTGAAGTGCAGTGTGAAATCGGTCGGAGTGAATGGTGGATGTTTGGGGTCTCTGTTGACGTTGGCTATCATGCTGGCCACCAGCCCAGCCCCCCACTCAACCCGCATCATCGGGTTCAGGCTTCCATATCTTTCCCGGTATTTTGCCCAGAGCTGGGACTCTTTGAATGAGAGCGACTCACGCGCTTCGGCGATCGTTTTACCTCCGATTCCGTTGAGGACGAGCTCGCACCAGAATTCGTCTTCGGCGCTGAGCTCGAAGTCTTTCCCAGATCGTTTACTTCCTGAATAGCCAACAGTAGCGCAACCGTCAGACCACCATCCAGCGCACCACGCTCAGGGTCGGCCTCACCAGTAATGTCAGCCGGGGTGAAGATGGGTTTACCCAGTTCATCGCAGATAGATGCTGCAATGCGTCCTGCCACACCATCCACCTTGCCCCCAAATGCCAGTACATCGGACGTCGCTGCGTGATACCCCATCGGGCGAACATACACGGTCGCAGTGATTTTCTTATCGCCCTGTTTCCAGGATATCTCTTTCTCAACCGGACGGCCGGTAAACGCGCCGGACTCCTTGAGTGCTTCAAGCGTTAATTTCATTTATGTCTCTCGAAATGGGGCATCAAGCCCCATCAGTTTAAGAAGCTGCCTTAGGAACCCACACCGCAGAACCGGAACGCTGGATAGATGCGGAGGTGGAGACGACAGTGTTTGCTGCAAAATCAAAAGGGAAGTCGGAGACGTAACCTTTAAAAACAAACCACGTACGGCTGTCCGGGAGCACCAGCCCATCAACAGCACCGATTGCCCCTTCGGCAGCAACTGTTGGTGACGCTGTACCATCGGCCCAGCCAATCGCAAACGTCAGATCCTGATCGCTCTCATCATCGGAAATCGACAGGTTGTGCAGCATCACGTGGCTGGTATTTTTTGGGTCGGCATTTAGAGTGAGTGAGGCGGTCCCGGGAGTTCGGAGGCCCCGCTTATAGGAGCGGTCAAACTTTTCAGAAAGACACGTGTCTTCAATCTGGTCGGCAGGGTTACCACCAGGCGAAAATGCAGTGATACACTCAATTTCGCTCACCGCGCCTTTTACGAGCACAAAGAGCTGCGTACCTTGCGTCAATACAGACATTGTTATCTCCGGATATAAAAAAACCGGCTTATAGCCGGTGTGATGTGAGTGGTTTTGAGTTATCGGTTGACCAGCCAGTCAACGTCGAATGAATAGCGGTATTTGAGGGTTGCCGGGTCTCTGCCCTGCTCATCCCAGCGGGTAATGTAAGCCTTGCGCTGAATGACATCGCGCAATGCTCGCGCCACAGCAAGAGCATCTTCATCGGTGTCGCCATACACATCCACCTGAATGGAATAACGGTCGATGTCAGGGTTCTGACTCAGGTAATTTTCAGGTTCTCCGCCCACGTTCTGCCAGACTGCGTAGGGGTACACCAGAACATCATCAAGCATGCCAAACGGATAAAGCCTTACCGGGTGAGCACCGAGCAGCTCTTTTACTTTCGGGTCTGTCGAACAGACGGCAAAAACTGGAGCAATCATGCTGTTATTCCTTTTTTGGCGGCACGCCTTACTGCGCGATCGATAGCTTTTTCCATTTCTTCAGCGAAAACGCTGATTACTGCGGTATCAACACCATTCATCGCCGGTCGCAGTACGGGCTTTGCGGCGGCATGTTCGGTTCCAAATTCGAGAAAACGCCAGTACCAGGTATCGCCGCCAGGATTGCTTTTATCACCCAGTGTTCTGAACGTCTTCCCGGCCCTGCCTTTCCTGACGTTGGCCTTTGTGTTTGCATACTGACTGGCGCCGCCCATTACCCCAACACGAAATGCCAGATCCCCCGTCCTGCGGAATTGTTTGCTGCTGAAGCTGGCGACGATATTTTTATATATCGCCTCTTTGGTGAGGGGGTCATCAACTCTGGCTGCGTTACTTCTGGCGCGATCCCTGATTATATTCGCAGCCTTACGCAGCGCAGAACGACCAGCTTTATTTCGGGTAACTTCGGAGACAGCCTCCATTTTTCCAAGCAGTGACTCGAGTCCTGTAAGGTTTACTTCAACGCCATCAGCCATCGTTTACCCCCTCTGAACAAGGAAGCGTAAGATATTCACGCCCGCTTTTCGGATCGGGCAAAACACCTTCGATATTGTAGATGCCACCACGAAAAAGAATACGGTGCTTTCGGGTAATACCTGCACGGTAACGAATCGTTATGCGCGTTGTTATTTCGCCCTGTGATGCCTGGGCCGCTATAAACTCTCGTGCTGATAAGGGGGATATTTCGGCCCAGATAGTTGCGATATCGCGCCAGGTATTAATTACAGCTCCCGTTGTAGGGTTCTGTTCTTTTACCGGCTCCTGCAGGATAACCCTGTGACGCAATTTCCCGGCTTGCATATCACCCCCTCGGTCTTTGACTCAAGTAAACTGGTCGCTCATCGCCTAATGAAGTAGTATCAATTTCTTCATTTTCGGCCAGTGACTGGATAATGACATCACACAGAGCTGCGTTTGATTCAGCCAGACGGCTTATTGCTTCCGTCTGTTCTCTCTGAGCTGCGGTCTGTTCCCGCAGCTCCGCTATCAGTTCCTTTACCAGTTGCTCGTTCATAAGCTATTTTCGCCCACTTTTTTATCCATTCAATTCGCGATGCTGTGCGCACCTTTCACAAACCATTTGTAACCTCAGGTTCCTGGAGTTTTGCGGTGTTGTTTGAGAATTGCATCAACACCGAACGGAATCGTGTTAACGCTGTCTTTGCTTATAGGCTCCCTGTTCTCATACCAGTGCGACACCAACAACATCAGAGCCAGTTTAATATCGTCATCTATCACCATCCCGTCATGGTCGCCATCTGGTACAACACTGTCATAAAGATGCCGATTAGTGATTTTTTCTGCATGTTTCAGAGAGGCATTGAGGTAAAGCGCCAGCATTACATCTTCGGTATCATCATCACTGTCGATGCGGCATTGATAGCGAAGCTCTTGAATCGATGGCTTCATTTGGTCTTCCCACGTTTTGTTTTCGGTGGTTCTGGCTCTGGCTCTGGCTCTGGCTCTGGATCTGACTCTGCAGCGACATGAACATCGCCACCACCAAATTTAATAATGCCAAGTTCGGCAGCAATTTCCTCAGCGCGGGCAGGTAGCTCACCGTCCGGATACACCCCTGCGGGAATGGATTCGACAATACAACCATCTGGGGACCACTTAAGTTCACGCAATAATTCAGGCATAAATTACCTCGAAAAATCGGGGCCGAAGCCCCAGATAATTAAGCGCCAGTGCCGATCTGCAGCAGTTTAATGGCCTGAGAATCCACCAGCATTCCCCCGGTTCGTTTGGTGGTGTAGAAACCAACGAATGGTTTTTTGGTGTAGGGGTCACGAAGAATGCGGGTGCCGATGCGGTCAACAATGGTGTAACCACGCTTGAAATTGCCAAATGCAATTGCTTTAGCATCAGCAGCGATATCCGGCATCTGTTCGTTCTCTGCCACACCGTACCCGGCCAGAGAGGAAGGCTGACCCAGTTCCAGACCAGGACGCCACAGGTAGTTGCCTTCTGAATCTTTCAGGATTCGGATAGCAAACAGACTGTTATTGTTCATCATGAACTTAGCGCCATTACGATGCACTTTACGCAGCGTGTAGACCAGTTTGATGATCGCATCAGCCGTTACGCCTGCCGCAGCGCCAGAGAGAATGTGCTGGAGAGTACCAAATGCACGAGTCTTGTCCGGATCAAGCATGGAAGCGTATGCCAGAAAACCTTTCGGCTTCTTCGTCCCGTTACCGCTGGTAAAGGCGATTTCTTCCTGCTCTGCAAACTCAATTGCCAGTTCGCTGTTGATCCAGTCTTCGACATTGAAAAAGGCATCATCCAGCATGGTTTGAGTCGCCTGCGGGTTACCGTAAATTTCTCCCATGAACGGCTCAATCTGACCGAGTTTAGACGCATCGGTTTCCGGGCGGGCATCAGTTTCACCAACCCAGCCGGAAGCCGTACCGCCGAGGTTAACCAGTTTTTTATAGTTAGCACCGCCGACTGTAATGGTTGTCGCTTCCTGGCGCATCACCACTTCATCTTTCAGAAGATTAAGGATCGTGCGATCCAGCTCTTCCGGCACGGCATAGCCACCATCTTCATCCACACCTACCTGCAGAGCTTTGCGTTCAAGTTCGCGCAGCCCGTCATCTTTACCCTTGCGCATAAAGCCAATGAAAGCGGTTTTATGTTCGCTTGCGGCTTTGCTCTGAGGACCACCGGCTGGACGTTTAACCTGCTTCAGTTCCTCTTCCAGCGCAGATTTAAGCTCATCCAGTTCAGACAACTTGCCGTTTAAGTTTTCAACCTCCCCCGCCAGCTTGCCCTTTTCCTGTTCAACTGCTTCCAGGCGCTTATCGTTCTTTTCTTTGAACGCATCAAACTTCGCCTGCAGTTCCTGCGCGACCTGCTCTACGTCTTTAACGTCAACTGACATAATTAACTCCTGATTAAAATTTGATGTTTTTCAGTGCATCCAGTGCGGTACTCACTTCATCAACATCACGCAGTGAAAGTGAGCTATAACCCCCGGCCATGAATGCTTTAGCCTGGGTGCGTGAGAGCCCAACATCGCGCAGGACTCGTTCAATACTTTTTTGAGAAGGGATTTCTCCGCGGGAAAATGCGCTTTTGACATCACTTACACGCGCTTCATCGTTCGACGGAAACGTGACGAGACTGACTTCCCACAGGTCAATCTCTTTAAGAAGGAACACGCCCTTAACACGGTCGTACTCCCAGTCTTTCAGCATGTAACCAATAGAAAGGCCGGTTAAAGAACCGGCCTTCATGTGGGCGTGTGCGCGTTTCGAAAGGGGGTCGTCATCAATGAGTAACCGGCCTTTAACATAAAGGCCAACCTCATCCTCTTTCATCTCAGTGTAAATACCGATGGGTTCATCCATACGGTGCTGCCAGAGTAATGCAGGGAGAGCATTCTTTTCTTTCCATGCCTGAAGGGAGGCCGAAAAGGCGCCTGGCACAACAACATCATCGAAGCTGTCCTTTACGCCAAAAACAGAGCCATAGCCTTCAAACTCCCCGCTGTCGCTGACAGACTTTAGCTGTAGCGGAATATCCAGCCGCTGTTTAGTCATCGGCATTATGTTGTTCCTCGGTTGTTTTGTTCTTGCTGCTGTCTGACGGCTTCGTCGTCATGTTCATTGGCGTAAGGTAAATATCTCCTCCTGCGCGTGGGTTAAGTTCTTCAAGCTCCCGGCAGTCATTTGGTGAGTAAATCCCCCAGTTAATGCCTGTTGAATACGCCTCAAATCGCGACTTCATATCCCCGCGCAGCAATGCGCCGGCATTGAATTTTGCGTAGTACACACCCTGCTTTGATTCCTTCACCAGCCCGATGTTGATTCGCTGCTCAATGCGGGTCATGTACGGAACGAGTGAATAATTGATAAACCCCATGCCGAGGTTTTCAATATTGTTAAACGTCGAGCGGTCAGTGTTCTGCACCATGTGCATCGGCACCCGGAACAGGCGGCATATTTCCTCCAGCTGGAATTTCCTGGTCTCAAGGAACTGACTGTCTTCCGCATTGAGCGCCATCGACTTCCAGTCCAGTCCCATTTCTAGAATCATTGGTCGGTGCGCGTTGCTCAGCCCGAGGTGACGGTCCTCAAAATCCTTTTTCAGCCTTGCGTAAGCAGCATCAGTGAGCGTTTGCTCAGTGCGGAGTACGCCGGAGGTAACCGCGCCATTTGAGAACAACCGCGCCCCATGTTCCTCTGTTGCCATTCCCAGAGATATTGCTTCTCTTGCATAGGCTATAGGGTTCAGTCCCACCAGCCCGTCAAAGGTAAGCGTCCTGACATGCCAGATATCATCCTGCCCAAGCACGTCTGTTGAGCCATCGGGAAATGTTACCTGGTAAACCGGCTGCCACTGGCTGTTAAGCTTTGGTTCAACACACCCTGGGTCAATGGGAAGAAGCTCCACCACCTCGCCAAGCGCTTTAACTTTGTAGGCGTAAAAATTACCGCGAAGACAAAGACAGACAATGACCAGTTCCCAGAACTCCTGGGGGGTCATGTAATCATTTGGCTTCATCGTCAGTAATTTATGCAGCCTTTCGGAAGTCGCTTTTTGTTTGCTGTTTCCGGTTATCTTGTACAGGTTACAGGGCAGCATGCCCATCGACTCAGCAAGAACCCTGATACAACCGAAAACCGCTGTAAGCCGCATGGCTTTCTGGCTGCTTACCCTTTTCCCTGTATAGGTGTCGTAAGTCATTCCCACTGATTCAGCGAGTTCTGCCGGAGTAGTGACAGGGGCGTCACTTTTTTTGAACATTCCGGGGAAAAACATCAGTCAGTCCCTCCTCGCAATGTTTTCCCGGCCAGCGAAAGCGTGCGGGAAACCAGCCATGACCAGATAAGGCAAAGCATACCCGCACTGATTAAGCCTCCTGGCGGATAAATCATCCATACACCAAACGAAAGCAAAATAGCGCCCATCACCCCGATCAACGGGGCGAGAATCATCAGGATCATAACTGCCTCTTTATAATGAACGGACGCCGTAACTTTCCAGATGGTCAGAGAGGCTGTCCTGTTGTTCGCCGCCGTTTACAAGCATGCGGCTCATTGCGGTAAACAAGGCGGCAGGCCCGTCTATTTTCGCTTCTGGTGTGGATTTGTTCGGAAAGATATTGTCGTTTTTGTCAGGCTTGACGGTGACGTTAGACATCATCCAGTTCATAACCGGATGATTGCTGTGATGAAAACGCCCGCCATAAACCAGAGACTCCACCTCTTTCATTGACTCAGAAAAGTTTCTGACCGTCTGCGGAACCTCCACCAGCGGCACACCCTCTTCTGCCAGAGCCAGGCTAAACTGCGTTGCGCTCCAAGGGTCGAACCCGGTTTCCTTCAGGTTTTCGCCGCTAATCCATTCCAGAAAATCTGCTTTAATCTGCGCATGATCGATAACATCACCATCGGTCAGTTCCAGCTTCCCAAGCTCAGCCCATTTGCGATACATCTGCGCCATTTGAGCGGAACATTTTTCCAGCCGCCCTTCGGGTAACCAGAATTTAAAGTCTGCATGCGCGTGACCGTTGTCTGCCCGCCAGAGTTTTACTGCTGCGCAAATATCAATCTTGTGAGCCAGATCCACGCCAGCCCACATCGGGTAGGTTTTCAGCTCATGACGGGGGGCTATAAACTCACATTTTTCCCACTTAATCATGTCCATCCAGGCTGACTCAGCGGTCACCCAGATATTCATGTGTTTGGTGAAAAAGTTAACCCTGGCGGAAACCTGTTCTTTGGCCTTCTTAGCCAGACGGCGAAGGTCATCCCAGCGCTTACAGATTCCGAGTCCGGGGTTAGCCTTTTGCCAGACCGTTTCATCAAACGGATCATCATCTTTATCCAGGGTGAAGATGATGGCGAAAAAGGTATCGTCTTTTACCGCGCCTTCCACTTCGCTGTTATAACCACGCAGCACCTTAATGGCATAATCTCGCAGCTCGTAACAAATCCCTTCTTTGTTAAAACCCGCTGTCGTTATGCCAAACAGCAGAGACTGCAATCGTGCGCCGGTTGCAGTCTCCAGAACATCCCAGACATCACGGGTTTTATGTGCATGTAGCTCGTCGACAATGCCGCAATGGATGTTGAGACCATCAAGATTGTTGGCATCAGAAGATAGCGGTTCAAACTTGGATGCTGTCTGCTCCTGGTAAATCGCCAGCTTATTAAATTCAAACAGTCGCCCAAGTGTGGGTTTCGCTTTTTTTACCATGTTTTTCGCATCTTCAAAAACGATGCGAGCCTGATCCCGCGTTGTCGCTGCGGAATAAACCTCTGCCCCGCCCTCACCATCGGCGCCAGCCATATAAAGACCAACGCCAGAAGATAATGTCGATTTGGCATTTTTACGGGCGACTTCGTTATATGCCGTGCGAAACCTGCGAACCATCACCGGACGGCCGCTGCCATCATTACGCAGCACAACTTCGCCTGTTTCTTCATTTACCAGGGGAATAACAAAACCGAAGATGTTGATCAGAATGAAAACATGCCAGTCCATCAGCTCAATCGTCTGGCCTGCCAGTGCTCCTTTAACATGAGGCACGAATTTATAGAAATTGAGGATGTGTTGTGCGCGGGGCTCGCTGAAATAGATGCCACGTTCTTCACCGTGCTTAAGATCATCAAGAAATCGCTGGCAGGAAAGACGGACATATTCACAGGCAATAACTTCCCCGGCAACGACGCGTTCGGCGTAACGTATGCCATCAGAAACTTTAGCCATCAGTCCCTCGCTTTCATAAATTCAGCAATAAGATCAACTTCGTCCGGAGTTTTTGTACTTACCTTCGAGCGACTGGCAGGCGTCATTCCGAACTCACCAAGCATGGCTCGCAGCCTCTTCCAGGCGTCAGCTTTCATAATTGCAGCCGGGTGTGCCTTTATCATGACGTCACCAGTCTGCGTTTCAGTTCGGTACGTATACCCCTCAATCTCCAGCGTGTCGCAGTGATGTCTGTATTCGGTATACGCTTCCACAAGCAGTTCAAGGGCTCGCCCATCAAGCTGGGAGATCACACCGATGGCGTCCAACTCTTCAGCCATCCGCTTAAACCAGTACTTCCCCTGCTTGTCAAAATGCTTGGGAACTGGGGGGACCCCTTTAGGTGGCTGCGGCTCGTTTTTGTTGATCGGCCGTTTGGATGGGTTACCCCTCACCAAACGCAGATGGGTAGGGGTTTTCGGCGGTCCTGACATAATCGAAAACTCCTATTAATCATCGGCTGGGGGACCCCAAAAAAAAGTTTTCTAACCTGCGGCGATGTGAAGAAAGGCTAGGCGGCGGTCCTTTGGGCGCCCGGTTACAGGGATTTGACCTCCCCCTCCCCTCCACATCCGTTGATGGTAATCATTATCATTTGAAGCGTTCACGCCCTGTTTTCGAGCGGTGGCAAGGCCAGCACAGGCTTTCAAGGTTCGAATCATCATCGGTACCCCCATGAGCCTTAGCCTTGATATGGTCAACGGTTGTGGCCGCGACAGCGCGTCCAGTACGCAGGCAGTTCTGACACAGATGGTTGTCACGCTTCAGGATACGGGCTCGTTTGATATCCCACTTACTACCGTAGCCACGCTCATGGCGACTCTTACCCTGCTGGTGCTGTTGCCAGCCCTCATTGCGATGCTGCTCACAGTATCCTGAACGGTCAGTAGTCGCTCCTGGACAACCGCGCTTGCGGCAGGCTCGGGGGATTAGTGCTGGCATGTTTTATAACCTATTGCGTCTAATCCTGCTGAAGCTGCATATTTATTATGCTCAGCCACCAGACGCTTTGTTTCGTCCAGTAAATCGCGGTATTCCCTGGCTACTGACTCGATAATCTCGACTGTTTTTGTCTCAAATGTTAATTCATTGCCATGCAGAATCGGTGATGGTGCTACTGCTATGTCGTACTTCATTTGCTGAAGCTTGTGAGTATTTTTTTCAATTTGCTGGCTCAGCACCACACAGCGACCAATATGCTCATAGTTTGGCTTATGCATTATTCATTTCCTTTTAGACGTGAGCCTGTCGCACGGTAAAACCGCCGAAAGTTAACGGATTACCCAGGCTCACAACTGAAAGACTTTCTTAGATGTGCGCGTGCGATGCGCATAAAAAAGCCCCGCTATTGCGAGGCTGGGATGATTTTATTTGGGCAGTTATGCAGAACAGACCTGTTATGCACCAATATATCCCGCTTCGTCTGTTTATCCAGCACGGCAATATCGTGCTCAGTGAGGTAGATGATATTCACCCAGTCACAGGCCGTGTCCGTTACTTCAGGTTTTGCGGGTAAACTTTTCGCGCAACTCACGGTCAACATCGTCATCAGGAAGATGATTAACAGTCTGCTGTACATCCCTGGCTCCTTTTGTTGTTTCTACCCGGCGTTCTGCAACGGCTTCAGTAGCTGCTGCACGTTCTTCAGTGCGCTGCTGATCTGCTTTGGCTTCCGCTTTATTGGTGCCACGCAAATGGCCAACACCAAAACCACCAGCAGCTGCAACCATAATTGCACCAATAACGCCGATAATGATTTCTACAATGCTCATGCGATCACCTTTGGTTCAAATGAGCGGACGTTGATAGGCTGACCGTATGGAAAAGACCAGTTAAGCCATGTGAAGGTTTTAAGTTCACACATCCCGTCGAACACCTCGCCAGGCTTAATATCGGTATAACTGCAAACGATATGTAATTCGTCACCCTTCTCCTGCAGAACAACCGTGTCCGTTTCCCAATGTGGAATGAGAAGAACTAGCCACTTAATCATGAGAGCACCGATTTTGCTTTGGCATAGCGTGTACGGCGGTCGTTAATTCCGTTCTGTCCACCATTGATGATCTGAGTGATGCGAACCAGATCGCCGGAATAGCTCAGGCATCCGCTGGTGGCGTAGAACCATGCAGCTGAACGTGCAGCGTTGATGTCCTTTTCCAGCAACTCAGGATTACTGACTAAATCCAGTTTTAATCCCGTTCCGCAGCGGCGGTAATTATCAAGGCCGGTAATCTGAATCAGCCCGCGTCCACGATATTTCCACCCATCGCCTGATGCTTTGTTACCGAGTTGATTGCTGTACACCAGATTTGCAATGGCTGGCTGATTGGCTACCTGACCTTTTTCTTTGTCACGCCCAAGCATATAGGCCTGGTGGTTCGTAATGCGGCGTCCAAAGGTGGTCAGCAGAGCAGCAGGGGTGTAGTTGAAGCTCTCCACCAGCGCGGTAAATCCTACTGATTCATGTCCTGCCTGAGCGATAAACATTGCCTGGTCTTCAGGCTTAACAATGCCGAACTCTTTCATCGCAGCATCAATATGCGGAAACCAGCGCGAAGCTAACCCGGCGCTTACACCAGCCGCCTGTTGAAATTGTGATTGGTTCATTAATGCCTCAGCGTATCAACGAGACGCGCCACGTTCCCACGAGCCCATAACACGGCAGCGCAAATAAGAAGGTTTACGATGACCACCATCCAGTGTGACTCCTGGTAGAGGCCAAACAGATATCGGAATGGAACGCTGGCATAAACCAGCACAACGAAGTAAGCCAGCAATGATATAGCGGGGCGATGTCTTGCCCCTTCACGCTGGTAGAACATCAGGACAAGGACGATGACTGCACAAATACCTGCATTCACCATCGCTGACGGATCACTTGTTACCATTGCTGGCCCCTCCTCCACGGAATCGCGAAAGAATACTGAACAGGCTTCCCAAATCCTGACTGTTGAAAAATGTGAGCACTTTGATTGTCATCGCAGCCACTACAACAGCACCAAGTGCGTCTAATGGCCTGTCACTATACCCGGTAGCCTGTGACAACTTTGAACCAACCAGGCCAGCAGCAAGAACGCCAACAATGAACGACGTCATGAAGTAAGCAATCAATCGTACTCGTGTGATATTTGCCGCTGTCGCTACATAAAATACTGCACCAGCGAATGCGCCAAATACCACGCCATAATCAATACCGGTTGCAAGACCAAATACGCTGGCTCCCATCAGGCCACCAGCCGCGACCGTAGTGCCAGAAACAGGATCGGACATTAAGCCCCCTCTTATTGCTGTGAGTCCTCTCAGAACGAGGGGAAATAAAAAGGGCCACCAATTGGCAGCCCTGAATACGACAAAACCCCGCTGCGGCGAGGTTTTTAAATGATGTTAAGTACGTGTCTAAGTGACCACTCTTAACACAATAATCCACAAAATGCGGACCGCGTTAGTGCTTTTTATCTGTTTTTCCATTATTTTCTTGCTACACAGCTAAAAACTAAAAGAAAAGCAGGCGTTGCCAAACCTCACGGTGACAGTTGGCTTAGAATGAGGACATACTTTTGGATAAGTTTGATGAGATTCATGTGGACATTGAATCTGAGCAGCAAGCCTTCGATTTGCTTGAAAGCTATCTTGATGGTTATGGTTTACCTGACAGCTTAAGTTTCAATGGATGGCCAAACCTTACCATCAAATTAACCGGTGAGAAATTTAACAGATCCCTTACACCTTCAGTTATGAAGGGTTTTGTTGAAATGCAGGCTCAAATCAACAAATCATATGCCCTTGCCAAGTACGGTGTCCCTGACGTCCGCAAACTGACCAAAGAAGAACTTGACGCCCTGGAAATTGAAGTTACGGTAGAACAAGGTTCTTCAATAGTAGAAATTAACATTGATGGTTTTTTAACCAAACTCACACAGGAACTTGTTGGTAAAATGAACGCAACTGAGATCATGTTTACTGTTCTCGGCGCAGCAGTCATCTGGGGCGGAGTAACAGTATTTAAACGGTTCTTGGACAACCGCAAAGATACTCGCCTTGCAGAAATTGCTAAGGATGGAGAGAAAGAACATCTCCGGACTATGCAGATCATGAGCGAGCAAGAAACTAAACGCCTGCGGGTCATTTCTGAAATGGTTGCGGAAAAGCCGCTTCTCGATAACATGGACCGTATGTCGTATGACGCTAAAACCCAAATGGTTAAATCCTTTGTGCGTTCAGATAGCGCCCAAATTGATGGCGTTACTATTGACTCTGAAATGGCGAAAGAGTTAGTTACCAATGCTCGTAGACGCTCATCAGAAATGAGAATCGATGGTATTTACCGGATTGAAGAAGTTAATAACACTGATCCAGAGAGCTTCAAAGTTAAGGTTCGCCGTGTCGATACCGACCAACGCCTAACCTGCGTAGTTCAGGATGTATTCCTTGATGAATCCGGAAATAAAGAAGCGTTGCAGCGAGCTGAATGGGAAAGAAAACCTGTTCATCTGAGTATTAACGCAAAACACGTCGATGGTGACATTAAATCAGCAGTAATTCTCTATGTTCGAGACGTGGAGAAAAAGCCCGAGTAATCGGGCTTCAAGCATCAATCTTTGACTTCCGGGTCCATCTCTAAACGAATTTCTAGCATCGAGAGGCAGCCATCAATAAACCCCTCGGCCATCTGTATCTCGATGCGTATCAGTTTCTCATCCTTCTTTCGCGCTTTAGCTATCTTCCGCTTCGAGATACCGTACAGGTAGTGAGCTACAAGAAGTGAATGCTCATATGGCTTTCGGCTTTTCAGCCGTGCTAGGCAACCTTCAATGATAAGCGCATCATCATCTGTACATGACAATCGGGTTTTGCTTGTCTGCGGTAAAAGTCCCTTGAATCCTGCCGCGATCGGGGAGTAATCCACACCTGAATTATCGCTTGATGCCCAACCGCCCCATCGCTCTAACACCATCTGAATATCGCGCATGTTATCTCCACTGTTCATGCAAGCACGCCGATTGCCAGCGCACGATCTATAACCCGAAACACCAGGACCAGTTGGTCACCGTATTTCGATTCAAATGCCACAGGATCAGCATGCAACTCGTCGTGATGCTCTCTGCACAGAGGAATCACAAACAGGTCGTGTGCCTTTGTACCCATTCCACCCTGCCCGTGGCCAATCAGGTGGTGGGGGTCGTCAGCCTGCTTGTTACAGCAGACGCACGGTTGGGCCTTAACCCATCTCGTGTATTTCTCATTCACCCAGCGACGACGCTTGGGTTTAAGCATGAAGGATTCCGGCGTCTCCGGGTCTACCTTCATCGCCACTATCTTTTTCGCTTTCTCCTGTACCAGTTGTTGAGCAGGTAATGTCGGAACAATATCGCTTTCACGTGTTACCGACTGGTGTGACTCTTTCTTCAGACGAAGAGCTTTATGCGCTACAGCTTCAGGTATCTCATCAGCCAGGTCGTTCCTGACCATCCACCAGCAAAACTCCGGCAGCGTAAGAACGTGGTCTTCACTGAAGCCTAATTGACCGTTTACGACCTTCAGAAGCCAGGATACCAGGTTTTGACGGGCTATACCCGCCAGACCTTCAGTGAACTGATCACGAATTTTTAAGTCACAGCCCCAGCACGTGCGGATTGCGCCAGGCGCATGCCGGGTGATGGTGTAGTTGCGATCATGCCACTCGCTGTGTGGGTACTGACATTCCAGTTTTCTTTCGAGCCAGGCATCCAGTGAATTCAGTCCACCAGCACGATGTATGACCTTCTGATTTTCGAAGACATCACGCATCAACGGATCGTTCTGAAGCTCCTGAGCAGTATCCGGCAGCATGCCAGACGGTAACTCAGCCATTGACTCTGTTTGTGGCTCGATAAGAACACGCCCACGTCTGAACAGATGCATCAGTTCACTGCCTGGGCGAAATATCACTACCCCCGTCATCGGTGCAACTTCAGGTGTAAGTAGAGCTCTCACTGTTACCTCAGGCTACGATGTCGATAATTTTTAGTAGTTCGCCAAACTTTGATTCGAAGAAATGTGGCTGTGTTTCTCTTGGGTTAGCTGGACTGGTGATGTTCTTCCCGTACATGCAACCTTTCGCAGTTAGCGACCAGAACTTTTTAACGCCGTTGACACCGGTGCGACTGTACCGCTCTTTTTGCTCAACAATGCCAAGCCTGGACATCATGTGATAAACCTGATTCGCTGTGATGCGGATATTTTTTGCTTTGAGGAGAGCACTTAGTGATTGTGTCGGACGACTGGAACCGTCCAGGGCTCCTACAGGAGCATCAATAGCATAATGCGGCATTAGATCAGGTAAACCTGCTACCTGCTGGAGCTTTTGATAAGCGCCAAGTTTGGATGAGTTCGAAAGATTGAGCAGTTTTGCAGCAGATTCAAGCAAGATTACTCCAGCCTGAACACGATCGGATGCACCTGCAGATTTTCCTGATGTTTGAATGGCATCAAACGTCCTGATCACTTTCAGATTGAATGCTGCGCTAATCCACATTGCGTATGAGTAAACTAATTCACGGCAAACATATGTACCCTGCAATTTTCCGCCTCTAATAACACTTACTGGCTCAGGTACATCCGAGTTGCAAATTTGCAACTCGGTTATTAATTGCTCCGTTTGTTCATTTCGAAGCCAGAAAGCTGGCTTATGTTTATCAAGTCCACCTGCTGCTCGGTGAAGATCATTGAGGCTATAACGACCAACAACGTCACGACTTACGGATACACCATCAATTACCATCAACTGATTCATAACCTTCTCCACTTATTGAAATGCGAAGCGGACTGCACCCCACTACGCCGGTTTTCGTATTTTACAGACTTCGAAATGTGCTTGCATTGTCACCTGTATGTTTGAACAGTTATTTATAGTGATTAATATTGATTTCTACTCTTCCGGGTTTTGCTACCGGTCCCCACTCGATAGCCATCCGTTTAACCTGACTATCGTCTTCCCAGACTCTGGCATTCGTCAGTGCGTCGAACAGCGCTTTGTTGTAGTTGTCCAGATCCCGCCGTCTGTTATCTGGCGGGAAAAGAACTATGTTTACCTCAACGTTGACGTTAACTGGCTTTGGTATACCGCCGTACTGCTCAACAACAGATGCGTAAACGTTCTTCTTGAACTTCCTACCCATCTCACTGATCAGATGCTTACCCTTTAACGCTCCACGGTCAGGGGACCGGTAATAGGTGTTAACTGTTGGCGGGAATGGCAACGTTAATTTCATTGCTGGACACCTCTCGCTTCCAGCCATGACAAGGCGCGTTCTCTTGAATCACTATCACCGTTAATGAGTGACTTGATGATCGATATCGCGTCTACCTCATCGTTTGCTGAAATAACGGTAATCCCTCTGGAAACTCCAGGCGCAACTGAGATATATCCCTTCTTCGCTATGGCCTTCACATGTTCCGCTGCCGCATTTGGTGATGAGCAACCAATTAGCCCTGCCAGTTCACATATCGTTGGAGGGAATCCAAACCTGCGCTGATAGTTCACGATTGAACCAAGTACTTCACTTTGTCTCACGGTAAGTTTGTTCACTTCAGCGCTCCTTAATCCGCTTGTTCAGAATCCCGACTTCGAGATACAAATGAGATGGCGTAAAGCCAAGCTGTTTAACCATCCCCATGGCACCGTTAAAAATTGGCCTGGCTATTTCGTCGCAATTCATGCCAGGGTTAGCCTTGCGTTTAGCAGTTATTTCCTCATTGCATCTTCTGGCGATGTTACGAAGCGCGTTACGTGCTTCAACGTCCTGCATAAGCCACCTCCAGCAGTTGATCAGTATTACCAACGTAACCAGGAGACATGATTACATCAGGGTTTTCTGCCTGATTTCCCCAGTGATGCCAGCCGGGGGCCGCGCAGCGGCTGAACAACTCAATGCGCGACACATCGCCGTATAATTGCTCCAGACGGTAACGCGCTTCTGCTGGCTTCTGGCTATGCTCACCAAGTGGGCTGTAGATAACCTGCTTCACACTCGCGTTTAACCGTTCCAGCCCTTTACCACGGGTGGCGATTAACAGATCCTCGGTGTTGGCGCGGGTATAGTTACCACCGTTCATTCGGGTCTGAGCGTTTAACAGGTCGAGGAAGTCGTAAAAGTCCTCTACTCCACCAGCCTGAAGCGCTTTGTTGATGTGCTGCTCAGCCAGTGAGTTAAACTTCACCCAGGTGAATCCCTTCATGGTCCGAACCTTAAAACCCCACGCCTCAGCCAGTTCGATCGCTTCACGGGTATGTGTACCGGTGAACCACATGGCCAGAACGGAATCTTCCGCAGCCAGCTCCCAGACAGGCAGGCGTTTTATGTCGATGAGTTTCATCGTGCCGTAATGGTTTTCCGCTGCACCATTGCTGATAGTGTTCCCGTATTCCCACGGTGGATCGGCGTAAATCAGTGAATAGTTCATTAACGGCCTCCCGAAAATCGACCAGCCAGATAGCATCCGTCTTCGGTAATAACTGCTGGTTTAGCCAGGCCAAGGCAGCGCTGACGTTCTGCCAGTATTGCTGCTCGCTCTGATTCAATGGCTGATGCGCTGAACGCCTCCAAGTACGTCGTCGCGGCACGGTGAAAGAGACCTTTCGACTCCAGACCCTTCGCTGCTTCCAGTAGAGCGCTTACTTGCGTCGTTGGCTCAAATACCTCGAAGTGGCAATCTGCTGGCGGTTCTGCGTAGTACCGAAATTGGCGACCGTCACGCTTACGCGTTGCGAGTTCTGAAGCATGAAGTCGGCAAACAGTGAGTTGAAGCTGGTCCTGGCTGTATTGGGTCAGACCTTCGATGATGTCCCTGGTCGTGGAGCCGGGATTCATGGCAATAAACATCTGGACCGTTTTAAGAATGCTCATCGTTACCCCCTGAACCCTGGTGGAATAGCACTGTAATCAGTGTTCTTGAAGCTGGGTTTGAAGATGCCATCTTCGCGAGCCCACTCGCCATTCACTCGTTTTGGTCGGCCAGCTTTGTCCCAGTTATTTGCAGACTTGAGATATCCCGGGAACTTGGACGGCTGGAAAAGCGTCTGTGGTCGCAGGTAGTCAGACATCTTCAGGTCATCACTCCACTTCGCGTTGCAGTAATCCACCACCAGCGACAACTCTTCAACGGTGAACCCTTCGCCGATACGTGCACGGATGTTTTGCAGAGACGTGGTTGAAACCTGGTAGCGTGAGTTCGTGACCTGGTTCAGGTGAGATAACACCGATTTGGCCTGGTCAGTGATCAACACTTCACGGTCTGGTTGCGCCGCAACCGGACAAGAAGGTTTATTAGTCTGTATGTCTAAGTCTGGTTTAACGTCTGTATAGAGATAGGATTCCGCACTTTCGCGATTTCCATGATTCCCGTTATTCGCGGTTTTGTTTGTAAGCGTCGTCTGAGTACC